GTCGGCGTTTTGCTCCAGGAAAGTCGCCATTTCCTTGGCACCTTGGACACCTTCAGCGAAGAGTCCCTCGGTGAGAAGACCGGCGGCTTTATCCATGGCCGAGGAGAGGGTGGAGAAGGCGACGCCTGCGGTGTCTCCGGCTTCGCCGAGGGTGCCGATCTTGCCGACGAGGAAGTCGTAGAGGGTGCCTGCTTGGCGGGCTTTCTCGATGTCGGCATTGGAGATGCTGAGGACTTTGGCGAGGGTGGAGTCGGCTCCAATGTTCCCGCTCACGATGGAGCGCATCTCTTGGGCGAGCTGCTCGGCGGGGATCTTGGCGTTGGCCATCGCGTTGGCGAACTTGCCGACGAGGTCGATGTTTTGGGCGACGTCGATGCCGACGGCCTGGGAGCTGCCGAGGGTGGCGAGGAAGCCATCGACGAGGCCGGTGAGGCTGGCGGCGGTGCTGGGCTCCAGGTCCACCATGGCCTGCATGGCGGCAGCGGCTTCGCCTTTGGCGGCTTCAGTGCTGAGTCCTTTGAACTGGCGGAGGACTTGGGCGATGGCGGTCTCGGAGTCGCCAATGGTTTGGTTAAACTCAAGGCCGCGTTTGACGAGGAGTCCGAAGCCTGCGGCTCCGGCGATGCCTGCGATCTGGCCGCCGAGGCCGGTGAAGGCTTTGCCGAATCCGCCCTGGGACTGGAGGTCGGTTCGAAGTTTCTTGGCTTCGCCTTTGGCTTTGGCGAGCTGCTGCTGGTATTGGGCGATGTCCAGCCGGAGGGAGGCTTCGAGATTGGCTGACATGAGTTAGAGTGTCTTGGAGAAACCGGCGTCTTTGGCGGCTCGGTTGAGGTAGGATTCCCAGCGGCGGTCGAGGGCTCCGACCCGCTTATTCATGGCGAAGTCAATGCGACGCTGGATGTCGCGCACGTCGCGGCCATAGGAGACTTGGTTCGTCATCGTGATCTCGATGCGCTGGTCGGTGATGGTGACCTTGAGCTTGCCGGGTGCATCGAACTTACCGACGCCATAGGGGAGCTTGGCACCCAGGGCGCGGAGGGGATCTGCCCAGCCGGAGGCAAGCCACCAGACGTGGGCTTGCTTTTCGTTTACATAGGCGGCGAGGGCCTCGGCATTGGAGACGAAGAAGACGAAGCTGCGGGCGTTGCGGGTGGCGGCATTGGCTCGGCGGGTGCGGCGGCGGGAGCCGGCCGAGGTGCGCTCATGAAGCGCGCCATTATCGAACGGGGAGAGGCTTTTGCCGGTGACATCGCGGAGGATGCTGCTGGCGAGTTCAGTGTTGCCTTGTCCGAGCTGAGACCAGAAGGCATTCGCTGCCGGGACGTTGCTGGCGGCGATGGCGGTGTAGGCATCGCTGCGGGTGCCATAGATCCCGTAGATGTCGCGGGCGACGGCGGTGCGGCCCTGCTTCTCTGCCTGCCTGCCTGTGGTGCCGCCGGAGTAGGGCGGAGTGATCTTGGCGACTTCGACGAACAAAAGCCGAGCCTGGTCCTTCATGACGGCGGAGGCGGCTTTCTTGGAGGTGGCTGCAAGCCTGACAATCGCCGCCTCAAAAGGTGCGCTGTTCAGGGTGAGGCCATCGGTGGACATGGGATCGGCGTGGGTGTTGCCGAGGGGGCCGTGTCAAAAGTGGCTTTTTCCGGCTTCGCCGAGGCTATCTGGAAAGTTGGTCGGGATAAGAACTGAGAACCAGACACAGGAGCCAACCGCCTGGGCTTTCGGCCTGCGGTGGCTTGTTTCTTCGATGATGCTTTATTGGTCTTCATACGTCTTTAGTGGTTAGTCGGCGGTCGGCTCAGTTCTTCGTTCTCAGAGGTCGAGGGTGATGGGGGTGGGTGATTGGCGGAGTTCATTCACGCGGAGGAGGAGGCGGCCCGAGGTGGAGAGCTTGGGGTCGGGCCAGATGTAGGTTTCGCCTGCGAGGAGTCCGGCGGCGTGGATGATGGACCAGCCTTCGGTGAGGGAGATTTCCCAGCGCATTTCATGGCGGGTGGTGGTGCCGTGGTAGGCCCGACTCAGGAGGGCGTAGTATTGCGCCTCGGAGACGGGCAGTGCTAGTTTCCCGAGGGGCCTCCTGCACGGGAAGCGGGTCGCATGGGGATGACGGCGTGGTGCTGGGTGCGGAGTAAAACGGCGAGGTGGATGGCGGGCCATTCGTCTCCGGCGGGGATGTGCTTCTCGGCCCATTCATTGGCGGCACGGAGGAAGGCGGCGGGGCGGCCTCTGAGGTGATCCCATTGGTTCGGGGTGTGGGCGGCGAGGAAAAGCACCAAAGAGGCCTGCTCAATGAAGAGCATGGGGGAGAGGAGGGTCTCGATGGTGACGGGGCTTTCTTTTTCGGCGAGGCGGGCGGTGAGGAGGGGTAGAGAGTCGAGGCCGGTGGTGGTCTCGTCGTGCTCGATGAGGCGAACAAAAAGACTTTCACGCTGGCGGCTCCAGGGCTGGAGGGGGATGCCTGCCCATGCGTGGGAGTCGGCGGTGTGCCAGGCTTGCTGGCGGAGCTGGTCGGCAGCGGCTTCGGGGGCGGTGTCTGGGGGTGCTAGGGTTGGGTCCATGGGATCGGCGGGGATTTGAAGTGGGCTTCGACGCGTTGCATGACGCGTCCGGTGCTGTTCATGCTGAGGAGGGCTTGGCGGGTGGTGCCTTCTTCTTCGATGAGGAGGAGGGGTCTGGTGCTGAGGAGGGCGCGCTTGAGGTGGGCTCGGCAGTTCAGGGCGTCATAGACCTGCACCATGGGGTGGAGGGGGGCGGTATCCTCGAGATGCAGGCGGCGGGGATCGGTGGGGGTAGGGGCGCGGCGGGTGAGGAGGTTGGCGGCTTCGAGGTGGGTGGTGAGATCGGCGCGCAGGAGGGCGTAACCCATGGCCGGGAAGGTGTAGAGGTGGGCACCTGCCGAACCGGTGATGCGGATGACGGGGATGCCGCAGCCTGCGAGGGCGGCACAAAGGGCGAGGTCGGAGGAGGTGTGGTGCTGGATGCCGGACCAGTCTTTGACGGTGCCTGCGCGATAGATGAGCATCTGGCCTGCGGCGGTGCTGCGGAGGTGATGGGTGATGCCGCGCATCTGCCAATCCATGAGGCGGTCGTAGTTATGCTGGCCGCGCATCATGACGCAGAGGGGATGCATGGGCTCTTTGTGATCGAGCGTGCCTTTTTCCCAGAGCTGGGCGCAGTCAAGCGTGATGTGCTGATACTGCGAGCGGAGGCTGGGGCCGCTGAACAAGAATTGCGTGTGGAGCTTGGCTCCGGCTTTGCTGCTCTGGATGAGGTCGGCTTTGAATTTGAAGCCGAGGGCGATGAGACAGGCGGCGAGCTTGGTGTTGCTGACGGCGACTTGGTTGGGGCTGTCTGGGGACATGAGGGGATCGGCGGGGAGATGGCCCGCGCCCCCATTGGCTGGGGGCGCGGATTGCATGGGCGGTGGTTAGACCGCGATCTCGGGGTAGTAGGACATGGGGACGGTGACGACGGGGACCTTTTCGGAGGAGGTCTCACGCTTCACTTCTTTCACCATGAGGAGCTTGGCGGCATCGCGGCTGAAGCCGTGGATGGTGACGCCGGAGGCGGCGAACTGGGCACAGGTAACGGCCTGGCCGGGATAGACGGCGGCGAGGCCTGCGGCGAGGCCGTTGGAGTCGGGGACGATCTCGCCTTTGAGTTCGATGTCGAGGGCCTTCTTGTAGGTCTGGACTTGGACGATCTGGGCGTATGAGCCGTTGTTGCCGGTGGCTCCGTTGCTGTGGCCTTCCTTCTCTTTGATGTTCACGCGGGGCGTGAAAGAGCAGTCGGTGACGAGGAGGCCGGTGTCGTCGAACTCTTTGAGGTCGTAGGCTGGGAGGGTGCCTTGTGTCTGGAGGGGGTCGAAGGGCATGGGAGTGGGGAGTGGAGGATGTGGAGGAGGCCTAACACGGGATGCAGTTTAAGGAGCGACGGCGGCGGCGGTGCCTCGGAGGGCGGAGGCTTTGAAGATGCATTTGGTGGTGCTTTTGGCGACGAACACGGGGCAGGGATACCAGCCGGTGGTGATGTCTGCGCTGGGGGCGATGCCGCCTGCGGTGCCGCTGAGTGCATAAACGGGGGCGGACATGGAGAGGGTGGCTCCTAATGTGAGGTCGTCATCCTCGGTGATGTAGATGACGGGCTGGCCGGAGGCGGCGGCACTGGCTGCGATGGCGACGACGGCGGCGGTGGTGGCGGAGGCATTGGCATCGGCGAGCTTCCATGTGCCTGCGGTGCTGTCGTAGTAGAGGAGCTGGCCGATGGTGATGGCAGCACCGGCGGTGCCGATCTGCTTTTTGGCGTTGGCCCCAGGGACGAAGCTGGTGGTGGTGATGCTGAGATCGGCAGCGGGGGCGATGCTGGCGATGAGGGCGAGAAGGAGGGCGAGGAGGTTTTTCATGGTCATGGTTCGGCGGATGTCAATCAGGCGACGCGGGAGACGTGGAGGTGGACTTTGAGGGTGAGGCTGTAGAGGACGGAGCGGGAGGCGCTGTCTGGCCGCATGAGGGGGGCCTGGCCTTCGTGGATGATTTTGAGGATGGACCAGCCATCCCGGCGGGTGCTATCAAGCGCGGAGAGCCAGGTCTGATAGGCATCGGCATCGCGGAGGCGGGCTTCGATGGCGGCCATGATGGCGGCGGCGGTGGTGCGGGTGGTCTGGTCTTCGTTGGTGGCGGCTCCGGCTTCTTCGGACTTGGCCCAGGTGCAGAGGACGGGGTTGAGGGTGATCTCACGGCGGGAGCTGGACTTTACGGGCTCTTCTTTGGCGGTGAGGATGATGACGGGCCGGGTAGGCTCGGCGATGCCGTCCATGAGTTCTTTGGCGATGGCGGCATCGGCCTGGCCGGTGGCGGTGTCTTCGAGATACTCGCGGAAGAGATCGGCGATGAGGAGATCGATGGTGGTGGTGGCGAGGGTCATAGGGGGGCGGCGGCTTCGATGACCCAGGCGGGGGAGTGGTCGTCAAAGCCGGTGAGGCTGACGAGGTTGTATTTGCGGCCATTGTGCTCGATGGCATCGAGATCGACGGCGGGCTGGCGTGGGAGGGTGGCGACGCCTGCGGGGGTCTTTTTGGGGACGTGGCAGCGGAGGGTGCGGGTGTGCTCGGTGCCGTATTCGTCGGACTTGGCTTTGTTGTCGCCACTGCTGACGGTGCAGCCTTTAACGAGGTGACGGGTGGAGCCGAAGATGAAGGTGAGGTCATCGCGGAAGGGGCTGGCGGCCATCCCACGCGATACGGCGGAGGCGAAGGTGGCGGGGCTCATGAGGGGAGGGACTGGCCGGGGGTGCCGAGGAGGCGGTTGGCGAGCTGGATGAGGGCGATGGCGAGGGCGTGGTTGTTGGCGACGGGGCCGGTGGCCTGGAGGGATGGGGGATCGCCGGGGATGCTCTGATCGGTGAGGTGGAGGGCGGTGATCTGGATCTCGCTGGTGGGATCGGTGATGCGGAAGCGGCGGATGGCTGAGTCTGCCTCGGCAGGGATGGTTTCTTCGGCGACGGTCATGCCGGAGAGGGGGTGTCAATGGGAAGACTGGGAGACGCCTGCGGCGGAGACGGAAAAGAAGAAGCCGCACCCCCCAACCAAAAGGGGTGCGGCTTCGTGCGGTCCATTGACCACACCAACAAACCTGGAGGAAGCCAGGGAAGGATTACTTGGGAGAGGGGATGTCAATCGACCGCGACAAGTAGGCGATGTGGTAGTGGGTGCCTGCGATGGGGACGATGGTGATGACGCGCCAATCTTCTTTTGCGGCGAGGGTGAGCCGGACGGCGAGCTGCTCGGGCTCGGCGATGCGGTGGGTGTATTCCACGGTGCTCTTTGAGGTTGGTTTTGCCATGGGTGTGAAAAAGCCCGCTGGGGATGCCAGCGGGCTCTGTGGAGGTTTCGGGAGCGGGGGATTAGCCGAGGAGTGTGGCGACGAAGTCCGACTTCCAGACCTTGGCCTGGTAGAGGCAGGTGAAGTCGAGCATGTTCATGCCGTAGCCTTTGTAGAGGGCCACCTCGAAGACGAGGCCGGTGACGTCGTCCACGATGGTCATGCGGTCGGAGGCGGAGTCTCCACCATACGGCATTGCAGGGGGGCGCATGACCAGCTCGACGGCGGAGCGATGGAAGGCGAGGTTGGCGGTGTAGGAGTCGCCGAGGGTGATCTCGGAGGACGTGGTGCCAGCGACACGGAGGCCGGGGTTGTTGATGACGATGTCGCCGGAGGTGGCGGTGCTGCCGGTCTTGACGACGTATTTGTTCGCCGTGTCGGTGTCCAGTGCGATGATGTCGCCAGCCTTGATGCCGGTGGAGTTGACGGTGCCGCCTTCAAAGCCGAGGGTGGTCTGGCCGATGGCTTCGGAGCCGCTGAAGTCGTAGCCGGTGCCTGCGCCCTTCGTGTGCGAGGCGATGCCAGCGGAGGCCTTGATGGAGAGGCCCATCAGATTCAGCAACTCACCACGGCGGAGGAGGGCGTCACTGCCAGCTTCGTTTGCCTTGTAGAGGTTGGCGATCTGGCGGAGCTTGGTGCCTGCGCTGGTGGAGATGATGGTGGAGAGTTCGCCATCGCTCATCGGTGTGCCGTTGTCTTCGAGGATCTGGCGGAGATCAGCGAGGATGGCGATGGTGGAGCCGAAGGGCGTGGTGCCTGCGGTGCCGACGGCGCGGGAGCTGCCTTTGTAGATCACCGAGCCGCAATGGGATTCGATGGTGTTGACGATCTTGCGGATGGCCTGGACCATCATGTCGTCGATGACCTTCTGGCCTGCGGTGTTGCCGAGCTGGCGGAGGGCCTCGCCGGTGAGCGGAACGCGGACGTTGGCGACCTGGCCGATGGTCATGCTTTCCGTGGTGACGGTCTGATCGTCGGCAGCCGGGATGGTCATCGCGGGCGTGTAGGACGTGTTCAGCGTCGGCTCAGCGGTGACATGGCTGAGGACGGTGCCGTTGATGGAAACGCCTTCGGAGCCGGAGTTCACCAGAACGGACTGGATGAATCCCGTGGGCTCACGGGCGATGATGTCTTTGGCTCGGAAGATGTTTTCCGTGAGGGCGGTGAGAGTGAGGGTATTGCTCATGATGTTAGGCGGGGTCTCTGGGTGAGGGTGTCAACGTGGAGGGTTAGGCGGTGAGCTTGCCACCGGCTTTCATGAAGGCGCTGCGCTCGGCGTGATCGAGGGCCTCGAACTCGGCGCGGGTGAGGGCTTTGGGAGCGGTAGGTGCGCCGGGAGTCGGGACGGGGGAGCCTGCGCCTGCGGAGCCTGCGGGGCCGTTTTTGATGAGGGCTTCGAGGGCCTCGATCTTGGCCTGGAGGGGCTTGGTGGCGTTCGTGACGAGGCCGTCGAAGTGGGCTTTGGTTTCGGCGTCTTCGAGGTTGAGTTCGAGTTTCTGCGGGGCGGGCTTGTGGGCGGCGCAGGCGGCGACGATCTGGTCTTCGGTTTCATCGCCTTTGAGGGCGACGCCGACAAGGGAGGCGAGGGCGAGGATGGCTTTCATGTTCTTGGGTAGGGAGGGAGCGTTGGGCTTCGGATCGCTGCGGGTGTCAAACAGGGCGGCGGGGAGCATGGTGAAGTTTTTGGCCCACTGGGGTTTGAAGGCAGTGGCTTTGGTGCCTTTGATGAGTTCATCGGCGAAGCCTGCGTCGATGGCTTCTTGGCCGAAGAACCAGGTGCCCATCTCGGCTTTCATGAGGTCGCGGATCTCGGCTTCGTCTTTGCCGGTGTGCTGGACATAGACGGCGACGATGCGGTCTTCGAATTGTTTGATGACGGCAGCGGCGGCGGCCATGTCGTCGTGATTGCCGGAGGCTCCGCCGGTGACGCGGTGGATCATGACGCGGCCATGCTCGGCGATCTTGACGTTGCTGGCGGCGAGCATGATGACGGATGCCATGCTGGCGGCGGTGCCGGTAATGTTGGCGGTGACGGGGATGCCGAGATCCATGATGGCATCATAAATCGTGAAGCCGTCTTCGACGGAGCCGCCGGGGCTGTCGATATTCAGCGTGAGGGTTTGCAGATTTTGCACCGCTCGGAGCTGGGCGACGAAGTCTTTGGCGGTGATGCCCCAGAAGCCGATCTCATCGAAGATGTCGATGGTGGCATTGCCGGAGGCGGTGTTGGTGATTTTGAACCAGGTAGACATACGCCGGGGGGCGGATGTCAAAGGGGGAGGGACGGGATTGACCTGGTTGACGTTATTGACTGTCTTGGGAGGCGAGATCGGCAGCGATGGTTTCGGGGGTGAGGGTGGCGGCTAGGCCGGACATGGCCTGGAGCTGGATGGGGTCGATGGCGAGGAGGGTGGCGATGCTGGCGGGGATCTTGACGGCTTCGGGCTGGATGCCGGTGGCGCGGGCGATGGCGTAGCGGACGTCGTCGAGCTTTTCGTCGATGCGTGCATGGCGGACGGAGAGACCGCTGCCGCCGGTGCGGGACTCGACGTAGTCTTCCATGGTGCCTGCATTGGCGCGGAGGCGCTCCATGTCGGCACGGTGATCTCGTCCGAGATCGACGGAGGGGTCGGGATCGGTGACGAAGTCGATCTCATTCCAGTCGGCGACTTTGGCGAACTGGGCGAGGCCTCCGCCGGGCATCATGGCATCGGCGATGACCCATTCCCAGGTCCACTGGAGGAAGGGGTAGAGGAGGGCGCGGAGGTTCTCATGGGCGCGGCGGACTTTTTCGATGACGCCACGGAAGGCGGTGCCGCCGAGGGAGCCCATGGAGAAGATCCACTCCACGGGGTAGCCGAGGCCGAAGACGAAGGGGTTGGTGAGTTCTTCGAGGATCTGCTTGAAGGGGATGGCTTCGCCGCCCTGGAAGAAGTTCATGGTTTCGCCATCGGCGAGGGGGATCATGACGGCCCCATCGGCGATCTCCATGAAGCGTTTGCCGGTATCGGTGGCGGGGGTGCCGGTCTTTTCGGCGGCCATGGCGGCCTGCATGGCGTTGGGGACTTTGCCGTCGCGGGTGGTGGTGGCACCTAACAGGGCGGAGCGAATCTTGGCGGCGTGTTTTCGGATGGCTTTGAGGTCGAGGACGTCGAGGAGATCCTTGTTGGACCGGAAGACAAAGGGGATGCCGTGGTATTGATTGAAGCGAATGTTTTCCTTGAGGTGGAAGACGTTGGCGGCGGGGACGGGGAGTGTCTTGGGATTGCTGCCGAGGGTGGTGTCGTCGGTGATGACGCGGAGGGTGAGGAGCTGGTCGAGGGCGTTGTATTGGAGGCCATCAATCCAGCGGCCTGTTTTGGCGTCGAGGGTGGTGAGGCCGTTGTTGGTGAGCTGGTCGCGGAGGAGGGTCTGGAGCTGGAGGCGGCGGCGGGATTTGTCCGCGAGGGTCCAGTCGGCAGTGAGCGGGGTGTTGTCGGCGACTTTTTGGACGAAGGCTTCGCCATCGCCGAGGATGGCGGAGAGCCAGCGGGACTGGAGTTCAAAGAGGGTGCCTTCTTTGCGGAGATCGACGGCGCGGGAGGTGGCCCAGGCTTTGTAAAGGGCGGTGGCGGCAGCGCGAAACTCGGGGTTGGCGGAGATGGATTTGAGGCCGATGCCTTTGCCGATGGCTTCTTTGGGTAGGGCGGTGATGCAGTAGCCGACGACGGGGATTTCTTCCTGGAGGAAGCGGCTGATCTGGACGCGGTCGCGGCTCTTGGACATGCCTTCGAGCTGCTTGGATGACCATGCCTGATAGGTGGGTAGGGTGCGGTAGGTGCCGGTGCTGGCGGGCAGGGCGGCATTGACGATGGGGGCGGCGGGGGCGCGGGAGGTGACGCGAGGGGCGCGGGAGGCTTTCTTGGGCATGGCGGGGGCGGTTCTCGGTTCTCGGTTCTCGGTTAGCCGAGCACTTCGGCGGGAGTGCCGTTGAAACGGAAGCCGAAGGGTTTGGCGAACTGGGAGGCGGTGGCTCCGTCGATCACGGCCTCGACGTGCTCGATGGCTTTGCGGAGGGCGTGGCGGCGGTCTTCGGGCGTGGAGGCGCGGAACTGTGCGGCGTGGGAGTTGCCGCTGAAGGAGGCGCTTGTGATCTCGGCTCCGCTGCGGTCTAGGGCTTCGGCCTGGTAGAGGCCGGTGAGCCAGGTGAGCTGGCCGGCATTGCTGCTGGGATGCAGGATGCGGGCCTCGAAGAGGTAGTCATCGGTGAGGTCGGAGATGGAGACGGCGGGCATCTCGGGGAAGGCTGTGTCAAAGCCTCACGAACAAAGCTGAACACGCAGTGCGAATTTAGTGGAGTCGTATGTCATCCCCGCTGCGACTAGCATCCGCCAAGCGGTTCCTTGTTCGAGTGCGAGAATTGCCAGCAACACATGCTCCGTCCCGATGTATGTTGCTCCCGCTTTTTCTGCTTCGATGGCGGCGCGGGTCATCGTTTGGACCAGCCTGGGCGTGTGATGCTGGCCGTTACGATTCAGGCCCCGGAGCTTGGCCACACCCTCCTTTGCAACCTTGAGTGCCCAGTCGTCCAGAGAGCCAGACGCTGCGGTATCCTTCGCCTTTTCCTGCTTGATCACGATGATTTCTTTCTTTTTGGGAGTTGTGCTTTTTTTCTTCATGGCTGTTCTTTAGTGGCTTAACTGATCATTATATAAAGCCGGGGACGAGGCGGGCGATCCAGAGGGAGATGAGGGCGAGCTTGGAGCAGTCGCCGTAGTGGTCGTGAGGGACACGTTTCCACTGGTTGGTGGACTTGTCCTTCATCTGGCCGGTGTGGC